TTGGGGAGAGTTTGAGCGATGGGAATGGGAAAAGCCCGATGGTACGATCAAGAGGTGGGCGATGTTTGACGGACTACGATACAACCGATGAACGACGACATAGATCAGGCAATCAGATTTGCCCTTGTTGGTCTTATCTACGTTGTTCCTTTCTGTTTTGTGGGAATGGTGGCCTTAACCGCTTGGAGAGACTATAACGAGAAGTAAAAGCTTCCCCTTGCAAAGGCTCCCTTTCCCTAGTGGATTGGGAGCCTTTTTTGTGCCCGGATTGCTTCCCTTTCCATCAGCCCCAGAAAAAAGATCGATTTAAAGGCCCGTGTGGGCACTTTGATTTTTTGATCGCATCATCATGGCCTCAGATACTCCGACGACTCTACGGGGCTTTATGCTTTGTCATACAATGCTCCAACAATCACTCTCATTTACATACTTTGTATTTTGTCCTACGATTGCTAACTTTGTATTTTGTCATACGATTGCTAACTTTGTATTTTGTCATACAATTACCTACGATCGCTTGCATTGTCCTGATCGGTAGCAAATCCTCGTGGGTTTTGGCCTCACTCCCTGTCGTCGGGCATTTCCCGTCGGGCATTTCCCGTCGGGCATTTTATGCCAGACTATCCCATCGTAGTTTTTAAGAAACTCAGGGCTGTTGCAGGATCGGGGGGTGTCCCCCTTTCCCGCTTGTCCGTAGAGATTGCTCATGGTGTTGGCTCTAATGGTGGGCGACGAGTCTGCGTAAAGGAAATGGATACAATCCCCCTGCTCGCAAAGAACTTCTCGCAAGCCCTACTTACGGTCTTGGAGAGGTTCTCCAAGTAGGAGTCCCATTCCTCCCCTTTGTTGGTATCGATATGTTGCCACTTATTGTGGGGGATGTAGTTAAGGCTACGGGGCTTCTTCATTTGATTGATCCCAGTAGTCCTTCAAGGCGGCAAAGAAGGCAATGCTCCTTGTCCTGCTCGTCGGGCGATCCGTGATCCATTCCTTCTGAGTTCCTTGCCACAAGGGACAACGTAACATAGCAATCTCCTAGAAGCTCCCACATGTCAGGAGCCTTGGAAAACAGCTTGGCAAATTTAATGCTTTCGCCTATGGCAATGGACTCATTCATTGTAAGAACTGTTTTGCCATTGTTGTCTAGTACCGTGTCTGCGTCTGCCCGAAGGGGAAACTCCATTGGTACTCTTACTTGATCCTGATCTATTCCTGCTGGTATGATGATGCTCATTTTAGGCTATATTGTGCTACTTGTTTGTTGTTTCTGGTGACGGCAGACGATTTGATCGTCCAGCCTAGATTCTTGAGTTCGTGTATACGAGCGGCTAATCGAAAGCATCCGTACTTGTTAAGGGCTTCGATGGGCGTGATGCTATGACGCTTCATCATGTGGTTGAGTATTTTTAATGACTGCGATTTGTTTGTGTTTTTCATTGCGTGTGGCGGTTGATTAGTGCGTCGATCTCGTCTGCGATGTCCTTTGTCTTGCCAAAGGAATTCATCATCCTAATGTCTTTGATAATCTCAAGAACGGTAAAGAACTCTTGTGTTTGTGCTTCGGTGCGTTTCTCCAGTGCAGAGATTTTCCGCTCCATCGACTCTAGATATTCGTTGTTTCCAATGATGCTCATAGTTTGTTTTCCTCGTTGTTGATTTGCTTTTTGGTTACTTTGATTGACAGATTGTACATCCAAAGCTCAAAGCTAGGTTTATCATCTCGCCACTTGATTGCAAGATATTCCAGCATCTTTTGTTCAACGTGATGTCCGTAGATCCATAGGCCAAGCGCGTAGGCTGCTACCGTTCCAAGGCTACCAGTGATAATTACAAGTGCGCTCATCGTGATGCGGCGGCTAGTGCGTTGTTCATGCCAAACATGATCTTGTCAAGGTGGGCAAAGTGATGAGGCTGTGGGTCATTGGTTTCAAGCTCCTTTTTGGAAGCTGTGATGAGATGCATGATCTCTTGGGCGCGAGATTTGGATATGCGGATCTCGTCAAGTCCGTGGCGATCTGCCTGTTTAATGCTCACTTGGAAAAGTGGAGCAATGTTTCTGATAACTAGGTGTGTGTTTTTCATGTTGTATCGGAGGTTGTGCCGATGAGTGAATCTTTTCAGAAATAAAAAAATCATCAAGGATTATTTTAAAAAAGTTTTCTCTTGACAAAAAAATCCCCTCTCCCGCACATGACCTCGGAAGAGGGGACGACCAACACAAACCAATTCTTAGAAATTAATATCCGAATCGTCTGCCGGGCTAGGCTTGGGCTTGGGATTGAATGGTTCTTTGGCTGAACCAGAGATGAAGCTTCCTCCATTCTTGCTCACCTTGTTCCATCCTGAGATTTCCCACTCCTTGCCATCAATTGTGATTGTCCCAACGTGCTGTGGAGCCTTGGGATTTACATTGTGTTTGGGGAAGAGGACGAACCTCTTTTCGTTGTCGTATTGCATTGTTGTTGTTTGTTGTTAATCCCGTTCGTCAAATCGTAGGAACTCAGATCTGAACGAGAGTGGTATTCTGCCTGTGGAAGTAGCACGAGACAAGGCAATATTTAACCACCAATCCGCTGGCTTTTCCTCGTCCCTTTGGATCTTCAAAAACATGTCGCAATCATTTTCGATGCCTCTTGACTCACGAGATGCACCATCTGCATTAAGCTGAGTAAGTGCAATAATTGGAATGCCAAGCTCCTTGGCAAGGATCTTAATCGTGCGCGAGGACTCTGCCACTTGCTGTTCCCTGCTCTCCTTGCGGTTGAGAGGTTCAATGAGTTGGATGTAGTCGATTACAAGCAACTTGATCTTGTGAACGGCATGCATGCGACGAGCGGCGGCACGAAGCTGGAGAGGATTAATGCTACTTTCATCTCGTATGTAGATGGGAAGCTTGCTCACTTGCCCAAGCCCCCATCGGATCTTGTCCATGAGTGCCTTGTTGGGATCTCTGGATAACTGGCTGATGTCTGCTCCAGAGTAAGACGAAATAAGGCGATCTAACAACTCTCCACTTCCCATTTCTAGGGAAATGACTCCTACTGGGTTCTTGGCGTTTGCTGTACGCATAGCCATATTTAAAGCTAGTGATGTCTTTCCTCCCTTTGTGGCGGCTCCAATCACCACGACTTGTCCGGGCCTAAAGCCTGAAGTGATGTCATCAAGCATTTTAAATCCTGTAGTGATTCCGATAAGGCTTCCCCTGTTCTTTACCATCTCCTCATAGGCGGCGAGACGGTTCATTGCCACTTCCCCAACGGACTCTATGCGTCCCCTGCTCTCAGCGTCAGCAGCGATACTGACCAAAGCCTTTTGTACGGTTTCCGAAAGCTCTCCATTCTCGGCTGGGTTTTTGGCTGATAGGATGATCTTCTCAGCGGCAGATATTGCAAGACGAGCTGTGTGCTTGTGTCGAAGAATGTCTAAATACTCCCTCCAGTTACTCACAACGGTTGGCGATATAAAGCACTCAGTAATAAATGCTGGCCCTCCAGAGTCCTCCAGAGTGCCTGACGTGTTCATGTGATCGGTGACGGTGACGAGATCACAATCCTTGCCGTTCTTCCAAAGATCCAGAACGGCTTCAAAAATGCGCTTGTGAGTTGGATGATAGAACAGCTTTGAAGACGCATAGTCGCAAGCCTCATTAAGAATGGAGGACTGCTGCAAAACGCATGAAAGGAACGCCTTTTCTGCTCCATCTGATTTTGGTGTGTCGGTTGTCATTTGTCGGTGGGGTATAGGGTTGCTTTGATCTGGTCTAGTTCCGAAAATTGGTCTGAACAGAAATTACACAGGCCGTAATCTCCCCCACAACCGCAACCGCAGAAGCCCTCAGCAATCTCGACGGCTCGTTTGAGCTGTGTCCGAAGCCTCTCGACCTCGGCCCTTGAATCAAAGAGTGCTTGCGTCAAATTGTTATCTCGCTCCACAGATTTGAGATACGCCTCTTGCAATGATGCGAGTTTTTCCGTCAGGCTCTTCACCTCGGACTGTGACTTCATCTGGTTTTGTAGCGAGTGGGTTAAT